CCGTTTATATCAATATGGCACCTCTTGTAAAAATGACAGGTGCAACTGATAAAAGTAAAATTGTAAAAGCATTAGATAAATTTTGTAGTGAAAGATTAGAACCATATATTACAAAATGTTATGACGAACTAGGTAATTACATGAATGTCTATGAAAACAAAATGGTTATGAAACGAGAGGCAATCGCTGACAAAGGTATTTGGACAGCAAAGAAAAGATATATTTTAAATGTACATAATTCAGAAGGCGTACAATATCCAGAACCTAAACTAAAGATTATGGGTATCGAGGCAGTAAAAACATCAACACCATTACCATGTAGAGATAAACTTAAAGAAGCATTTAAAGTTATCATGGGCGGCGACCAAAAAGAAATGAAAGAGTTTATTGTAAATTTTCGTAGAGACTTTGAACTATTACCACCAGAAGATATTGCTTTTCCTCGTAGTGTTAATGGTGTAAACAAATATGGTGACACCACATCTATTTACAAGAAAGGCACACCTATGCATGTGAAAGGTGCATTGTTATATAATCACTTATTGAAAACAAAAAAGATATCACATAAGTTTCAACAATTCTATGAAGGTGATAAAGGTAAGTTTGTTCATTTACGAAAGAACGTTTGGAATGCTAACGTTATAACCTTTATGGCAAAACTACCTAAAGAATTTGAAATGCACGGTCTCATAGATTATGAACAACAGTTTACAAAATCATTTATGGAACCTTTACGATTTATACTTGACGCTATCAATTGGAAGATAGACGCTTCTGATAGCAATACAATTGAGGATTTTTTCGCATGATACCCTTTCCAGAAAAAAAATATAATATAATATATGCTGATCCCCCTTGGCAATATAAAGAAAATTGGGGTAATGGTCAAGTAGGCTATAACGAAATGACTACCCAGGATATAAAAGATTTACCTGTTAAAGATATATCAGCAAAACAATCACATCTTTATCTTTGGGTTACCAATCCATTTATAAAAGAGGGATTAGAAATATGCAACGCATGGGGATTTGATTATAAAACACTTATCACTTGGGTTAAAACTTATCGAAACGGAGAACCTGAAATGGGTATGGGATATTATTTTAGAGGTTGCACAGAACATATAATATTTGGTGTTAAAGGTAAAATGAAATGTAAAAATAAAACAACTAAAAATATGTTTCAAGCAATCAATTCAAAAAGGCATAGTGAGAAACCACATGAAGTAAGAGATATGATAGTAAATAGTAGTGGTGATCTACCAAGACTAGAAATGTTTGCTAGACATAAAATTAAAGGTTGGGACGCCTGGGGAAATGAAGTGGAGGAAGTTAATACAGTTTATGATATATAATTTAAAAGACGTTGTGGAATCTAGTAAAAGAGAAAGATTTAACGTTATCTCTACATTTGCTGGTGGTGGTGGTTCATCTACTGGTTATAGACTTGCCGGTGGCAAGATACTTTGTATTAACGAGTTTGTTGAAGAAGCACAAAATACATATAAAGAAAATTATCCAGATACACCAATACTACCAGGTGATATAAAAAAATTATCTGGTAAAGATTTTACAGATATTGCTGGCACAACTGATATAGATATACTAGATGGTTCGCCACCGTGTAGTGCATTTAGTGTGGCAGGTAAATTATCTCATTCATCAGGTGGTAAACATTCTGATGGTTGGGGTAAAACTAAATCATATTCAGATGGTATGATGGTAGAAAATATTGAAGACTTATTCTTTGAGTTTCTACGAGTGGCAAATGATATTAAACCAAAAGTTATCGTTGCAGAAAATGTTGCTGGTTTAACAATTGGTGAGGCAAAAGAATATTACAATAAAATATTAAATGAGTTTGAAAAGATAGGTTATGATGTTTGTTCGCAAGTAATGAACAGTAAAAATTATGGCGTGTCTCAAACAAGAACTAGAGTAATCTTTATTGGTATAAGAAACGATATTACAGAAAAAGTTGGATTAAATTTTATGACAATACAAAATGTTTTTCCTGAACCTAGTGATAAAGTGATACCTTTAAAAGAAGCATTAGAAGGATTAGAATATGATCCTGAAGAAATAAAAGAACTTACAGAAAAATTTGTGAATACAGCATACTGGAAAGATACTGGTAGTAAAATGCCAAAAGATCCAGACAAAGTTTTGACTGGTGGTGACTATCATCCAAAGGGTCATCATTTTAATTTAAAACGAGTATCACAACATGCACCTGCACCTACGTTAACAGCAATGGGTAATGGGCAAACAAATGCTGGTGCATTTCATTGGAATGAACCAAGAAAACTTACTTTGGGTGAATTGAAAAGAATAATGTCATTACCAGATGATTTTAAGTTAACTGGTAAATGGAATCAAAGGGCAGAACGAATAGGTAGAATGGTACCACCGTTAATGATGAAATCTATTGCGGATTCTATATATGAGAAAGTCCTTGACAAACTATAGGAGACCTGATATAATATGGAACAATTAATGAAAAAACTAGATGAACAAAATATAACAGTAACAGATTATAGCACAATGGTTAAAGTTATACAAGCATCTTTACAACGAGGTGCTATTCGTGGTGAAGAATGCTCTACTGTTGGTAGATTATACGATAAATTAATATTTCAAATAAACAAAATGAATAAGGAGAATGAAAATGCCAGACTTTCTAAAACAGATAATTAAAGAAACAGGAAACGAATATGCCAGTTTAGTAAGTGAAGGCGTAGAAGCAGGTGATGTAGATACCTTTATTGATACAGGTTCATATCACTTTAATGCTTTATTATCAGGTAGTATTCATGGCGGTATACCATCTAATAAAATTACAGCATTGGCAGGTGAAAGTGCAACAGGTAAAACTTTTTTTGTATTAGGTATGGTAAAACATTTTCTAGATAGTAATCCTGAAGCAGGTGTTATATATTTTGAAAGTGAAAGTGCATTAACAAAACAATTAATTGAAGATAGAGGTATTGATAGTGAAAGAATGATTATCATGCCTGTAACAACTGTACAAGAATTTAGAACACAATCATTAACCGTATTAGACAAATACATTGAACAAAATGAAGCAGATAGAAAACCTATACTTATGGTTTTAGATAGTCTTGGTATGTTATCAACTACAAAAGAAGTAGAAGATACAGCAGATGGTAAAGAAACTAGAGATATGACTAGAGCACAAGTATTGAAAGCTGCATTTAGAGTATTGACTTTAAAACTAGGTCGTGCAAAAGTGCCAATGGTTATAACAAATCACACTTATGATGTTGTGGGTGCATATATGCCTACAAAAGAAATGGGTGGTGGTTCTGGTTTGAAATATGCTGCTTCAACAATCATTTATCTATCAAAGAAAAAAGATAAAGAAGGCACAGAGGTTGTAGGTAATATTATACATTGTAAAACTCAAAAGAGTAGATTATCAAAAGAAAATATGATGGTTGATGTAAGATTGCGATACGATAGTGGTTTAGATAAATATTATGGATTACTAGACTTGGCAACAAAGTATGGTATCTTTAAACAAGTATCAACAAGAATAGAACTACCAGATGGTACAAAACAATATGCAAAATCTATTTACTCTGATCCTGAAAAATATTTTACAGACGATATACTAAAACAAATAGACGAAGCTGCAAAGAGAGAGTATAGTTATGGCAACACCGAAATATAGTTATCAAGAAAATCCATCAAGCGATTTGACAGGTTTTAAAATAGAAGAAGGTAAGTATAAAGACGTTATCTATACCTATGGTAAAGTTTCGCCCATTGAAGAAAGTGAAAAATTAAGACTTAAATTTGAATATAATGTGCATGAGAATCCAAATAGATGTAATACGGATTCTGGTGATTTTATAAATGTCATAGGTGATATATTAGCAATCGAAGTAGAAAAGGAGAATAATGCAGACAGCGGAAAAGATAGAGAGAACAGCCCTACGGAATCTAATACATAACGAAGATTATACAAGAAAGGTTTTACCTTTTCTTAAATCCGAGTATTTTCAAGATCGTAGTGAGCGTGTAGTATTTTCAGAAATACAAAAGTTTGTTTCACAATATAACAAACGACCTACCAAAGAAACGCTTCAGATTGACTTAAATAAACGTAAAGACTTAAACGAGGATGAGTATAAGAAAATTGTTGAATTAATTTCTACACTAGATCCTCAAGATGTTGATTTAGATTGGTTAGTAAATACAACAGAAAAATTTTGTAAAGATCGTGCTGTTCATAATGCAGTTATGGAAGGCATACACATTATAGATGGAAAAGATAAAAAACATACTCCAGAGGCTATACCAGAGATACTCCGTGACGCTTTATCTGTTAGTTTCGATAATGCTGTTGGTCATGATTATTTACTGGATATAGAGAAACGATTTGATTATTACCATAAACGAGAAACAAGAATACCTTTTGATTTAGACTTTTTCAACAAAGTTACTAAAGGTGGTTTACCAACTAAAACTCTTAATGTTGCATTGGCAGGTACTGGTGTTGGTAAAACTTTATTCATGTGTCATCAAGCCGCAAGTGCATTGGCACAAAATAAAAATGTTTTGTATATCACTATGGAAATGGCTGAAGAAAGAATTGCTGAAAGAATAGACGCAAACTTACTCAATATTTCTATGGAAGATTTACATATGTTGAATAAAAAATTATTCAGCGATAAGATTACACAATTACAATCTAAAACTACAGGCACATTAATTATCAAAGAATATCCAACTGCTAGTGCAGGTGCAAATCATTATCGTGCCTTAGTAAATGAATTAGCTTTAAAACGAACATTTAAACCAGACATTATTTTTATAGATTACATTAATATATGTGCCTCGTCTAGATTTAAGGCAGGTTCTAATGTAAACAGTTATACCTATATCAAAGCAATCGCTGAAGAATTAAGAGGTTTGGCTGTAGAATTAGATGTGCCTATCGTG